TTTTTGTTTTTGATTTTAAATATAGGAAGTGTCAATACACGATTTGCAACATCAAACGAAGCAGTAGCAACATTATTGTGTTGAACAGTAATATTCTCAGTAGCAAGTAATTTTGCTAATTGAGATTTACTGTCTAAATTTAGTGTATCTTGATAATCTGTTTTTTTAGTGTGTTTTAATTTATTCATGTGTCCATTATATGGTATAATCAATACCTTGTCAAGCACTTTTCGGTAGCCCAAGTTATTGATTTATAAGTGTTTATTAAATATATTGAAAATAATATATGCACTAAAATAGTGCATTGGTCAAAATTGTTCAATATTTGTACGATATTCATGAATGGAGCTTATCATATAATCAAACACTTGTCAAGCTATTTTTTATAAATAGTGATATGTCTTGTAAATGTGTAACATGTAAGGTAGGAATAACAGATAAAGAAACTCATGAGATAAATGAGCCTGTAAAATCTTTATACGAAAATATGACAGAATATGTATCTACATTACCTGTGTTTACAAGTGAAGTGTGGGCTTATCTGGTGAGATTAATATGAGTAGACCAGTAACTAGAGCATTAGCAATTCCAATACCAGGAGTACCATTTGTAGAGGGAACGACATTAGCAAAAGGTGATTTTCATGCAGGACATATTTGTTTTCCATTTTTATCAACTTATCATGCAACAATGTTTATAAAAGGTTCCACAAATGTATTTACTAATGGTCAACCGACTGTTAGATTTGGTGATACAACAGCATGTACAGATACGGCAATACCAGTGCAAGGTAGTGTATTTGTAAATAGTTTACCTATTGCAACAAAAGGTAGTCCAACATCAGGTCATGCACCATGCTTTCACCCTACAGTAATTGCACAAGGTTCTCCTAATGTATTTGCGGCTCAAGGTGGTGTATAATGCCAGAAGTTACAGAGAACGGTATTACATTTTTTAAATCTGAATTAGAAGCTGTTACATCTGAAATATCAGGTAATGATGTAGATACAATTATTAGTGTAACTTATCCTGATACAGATTTAACATTAAGTTTTGATAAAACAAAAACAAACGACCCAGATGTAGATTTTAATACTGAAGTATCTGTGTTTCAATATTTTGATGATGATTATTTAGAAAATAATCCAAGTACAACAAGTCCTATAATATCATATGTAGGACATTTTTTTAGTAACACAGTAGAAAATGAAACAACTTTTGATGAGGATTCATAATGGCATTAACAAAACGAAATGTAAAAGGTAGTGCATTAACACATGATGAAATGGATGCTAACCTAACTCATTTAGGTGGCGACGGCACATATGCAATGCCAACAACTGATGGTGATAGTGGACAAGTTATGTCTACAAATGGTAATGGTCAAGTTTCATTTACAACATTAACAGGTGTAACTGCTACTATTTCAAATGCATATCCTGTAGGTTCAATTTATATGAATTGTAGTAATGCAACAAATCCAAGCACACTATTAGGATTTGGCACATGGGAATCTTTCGGTGCAGGTCGTGTTCTTATAGGTATTGATTCTTCAGATACAGATTATGATACAGCAGAAGAAACTGGTGGTTCTAAAACTCATACTCTGACAACAGCACAATTACCTTCACATAGACATACAATAGGTTCTAATGATTCAACAGCAGGTTTTGGTGGTGCGGCCGGCAACCGAGAGTTTGTACATGACGCTGGGTCTGGTATCGGAAATCCTGTTAATTCAAGTTTTACAGGTAGTGGACAAGCACATCCTATTGTTCAACCATATATTGTTGTCTATATGTGGAAAAGGACAGCATAGTCCGTATAAATAGTTAGCGTTATGCCAAAATGGGACGCTACAAATACAAACGAATCTAATAGAACTAGTAGGACTTTTAAGGACCTAGATTTAGACTTTGGTTTAAATCCAGTAACTAAAGATGTAAATAAACTTACAGACGCTGAATCTATTAAGAGAAGTGTTAGAAATTTAATTAATACTAACAATTACGAAAGACCATTTAGGCCAGAACTTGGTTCTGGTATTAGAGGTTTATTATTTGAACCTATGACAGAACTTACGGCTCATTTTATGCAAATTAAACTTGCAGAAATATTAAATCAGTTTGAACCTAGAATCAACTTAACTGATATAAAAATTAGAACAGAGAGAGATAGAAATGCATATAGTGTTGGTATTCATTTTACAATAGTAGGTTCACAAGAACCAGTAATAGTAGACACATTTTTAGAGAGATTAAGATAAAATGGCAAATGCAATCAGTAATAGACTAGATGTTTCTGAATTAGACTATGACGGTATAAGAAACAATCTAAAAACATTCTTACAAAATCAAGCAGAATTTTCAGACTATGATTTTGAAGGTTCAGGTATGTCCGTATTATTAGACTTGTTAGCATACAATACACATTATCTATCATTTAATGCTAACATGTTATCAAATGAATTATATTTAGATAGTGCAGACATTCGTAAAAATGTTGTTGCATTAGCAAAACAATTAGGTTATACTCCTACATCAGTAACGGCGCCTTTGGCAACTATTGATATAACTGTTAATAATGTTCCTACAACTGTTGCTTCAATTACAATGGTAAAAGGAACAGCATTTACTACAACTATAAATGATGTTCAATATAATTTTATAACTAATGAAGATATTACAACTACACCTACTGATGGTGTTTACAAATTTTCAAATGTAAGTATCTATGAGGGTACTTCTGTATCTTATTCATATACAGCAGATTCATCAGATGTAGACCAAAAGTTTTTAATACAATCTAATTTGGCAGATACTTCTACATTAAAAGTAAAAGTGCAAAATTCTTCTAGTGATACTACAACTAACACATATACTAAATCACAAACACTAACAGAATTAGATTCTACATCAAAAGTTTATTTCTTACAAGAACAAGGTGATGGTAGATTTGAAGTTTATTTTGGTGATGGTGTTTTAGGTAAGGCATTAACAGATGGAAATATTATAACACTAGAATATATTGTATCAAATAAGGATGCAGCTAACGGTGCTTCATCATTTAATTTAGGTGGCACAGTAGGTGGATTTACAGATGTTAGTATTTCAACTGTATCTGTTGCACAAGGCGGAAGTGTTGCACAATCAAATAACTCTATTAGATTTAATGCACCATTACAATATCAATCACAAAATAGAGCAGTTACAGTTAAAGACTATGAAACTTTAACACAAACTTTTTATCCTAATGCAGAATCAATAAGTGCATATGGAGGAGAGGATGCTGAAACACCTGTATATGGTACAGTTTATATTGGTGTTGTTCCTAAATCAGGTGCAACATTGACAGAGGCAACTAAATTAAATATTGTAAACAATTTAAAAAAATATAATGTTGCAAGTGTAACACCTGTAATTGTAACACCAGAAACAACATCTATAATTTTAACATCAAATGTTAAATATGATTCAAATGCTACAACTAAAACTGGTGATACTATTAGGTCAAATGTTATAACTACATTAACAAGTTATAGCTCTACTAATTTGCAAAAATTTGAAGGTCTATTTAGATACTCACAATTGATACAGGACATAGATGAAACTGATACATCAATATTATCAAATATTACAACAGTAAAAATAAGAAAAGATTTTACACCTACAATTGATAGTGCAATAACTTATAATGTATACTTTAGAAATGCATTATATAATCCTCATTCAGGCCATAATACATCAGCTGGTGGTATTTTAGAATCATCAGGATTTAAAATACAAGGTAGTGATGAAGAAATGTTTTTAAATGATGATGGTCAAGGTAATGTTAGAATGTATTATTTAGTAAGTGGTGTTAAGACTTATCAAAATAATACACAAGGTACAATTAATTATACAACAGGTCAAATTACATTAACATCATTAAACATTGCTTCTGTATCTAATATTAGAGGTAGTGCTTCTAGTGTTATTGAATTAACTGTAACACCAAGGTCAAATGATATTATACCTGTAAGAGACCAGATACTACAAATAGATGTTGCAAATTCTAGTGTGGTAGTAGAGACAGATTCTTTTGCAAGTGGTACTTCAGATGGTGGAACAACTTATACTACAACATCTAGTTACTAATGGCAAAATTTAATAAAAAATTATCAACTAGAATAAAACATCAGGCACCTGATTTTGTTTTAGATGAACACCCACGATTTTTAGAATTTGTAAAACAATATTATACATTTATGGAAAGTGCAAAACTTTCTGTAACAAGTATTCAAACAACTGATGGCATATTATTAGAAAGTGAAACAGATTTACATCCTAATAAATTATTATTAGACGCTTCTAGAATTTCATCTGGTAATACACAAGAAGGAGCTGGCGATAAAGTATTGCAAGAATCATCATCTTTCGGTAAGTTTGAAAAGGGTGAAGTTATTACTGGTGCCACATCAGGTGCAACAGCAACTGTTTTAGTAGAAGATTTAGATAACGGCTGTTTATTTATTTCAGCACAAGATAAATTTGTAGATGGAGAAACTATTACAGGTAATACATCAAGTGCAAGTGCAACTTTAGATAATTATTCTCCTAATCCTGTACAAAATATTCAACAACTAACAAACTTTAGAGACCCAGATAAAGTTTTATCAAACTTTTTAACTAAATTCAGAAATGAATTTATGGCAACATTGCCTGAAAATTTAAATAGTAATATTAATAAAAGAAATTTGATAAAAAATATTCGTTCAGTTTATCTTGCAAAAGGTACAGCAAAAGCAAATGAAGTATTTTTTAAAATGTTATTTAATGAAAATTCTGAAACAATTTATCCTAAAGAAAATATGCTCAGAATATCAGACGGAAAGTTTGATAGTAAAAAAATATTAAGAGCAATATCAACAGTAGGTTCTCCTACAGATTTAATTGGTAGAACTATTACAGGTGTTACATCAGAAGCTTCTGCTGTTGTAGAAACAATAAACACATTTAATATTGGTGGTGTTAATACCACAGAATTTGTTTTAAATGAAGATACTATTTCAGGAACTTTTCAAGCAGATGAAACAATACAAGGCACATCATCAGATACAGATGATACTTATATAAAATTAATTGTTACATCTATACCATCAGTTTTAACTGTAACAAATGATGGTGCAAACTATTCTACAGATGATTCTGTTTCTATAAGTGCAGGTGGTACAGGCTGTAGTATTCAAATAGGCGAAGTAGGTTTAGGAAGTTTAACAGAAATATTTGTAGGAAATGGTGGTGAGGGTTATGCAATAGGTGATGTTGTAAACTTTACACATGATACAGGTGGTTCTTGTTCAGCAAAAGTATCAGTAGTAAATGGTGGTATTGCACCCGAAGACGGAGACATATCAGAATATGGTATGGAAACTTTTGACCATATTATTTTAGAGGACGCTACACAGGCAAATGATAACTATACAGGTGATAAATTTGTACAAGAAACTGGAACAGGAAATAATGATGTTACAGATGTAAGAATTATAAATGCAGGTTTTGGTATGAGTACTTTACCTACAACTACAATTACAAGTAATAGTGGTAGTGGTTGTACATTATTTCCATATGGTTCAGAAATAGGCAGGGTGTTAAAATTAAAAATTGTAGAATACGGAAAAGATTATGAAGATAGTCCTACACCACCTACATTAACTTTGCCAACTCAATTAATTATAGCAGGTGCTGATGGTAATTATACAGTAGGAGAAACTGTTAGTGGTTTAGGTACTGATGGTTCTACAACAGTAACAGCAACAGTTAATGCATGGGATTCAACAAGAGGACTTATGGAGATTTCAAGCCCTTCAGGTATCTTTGATACTAGAGTTACATTAACAGGTGGCACATCAACTGTAGAAGGAACAATTAGAGTAAATGATTTAGCAACTGCCACATCAACTGTCGGCACTATTGTTGATACAGATGGTGTATTCTTAAATGAAGATGGACATGTATCAGAATCAACAATGAGAGTACAAGATAGTTTATACTATCAAGATTTTTCTTATGTTATAAAAGTAGGTCGTGCAATTGTAGACTGGAGAAAAACATTTAAAGACACAATACATCCAACAGGTTTCTATGTAACAGGTCAAGTAAATGTTGAGACACAACTAAACGCTTCAATGCAATCACCTGTAGAGGGTGTTATATCTGGTATAGAACATGCTGGACTTGCATTAATTATCAATACTCTATTCTCTACAATACTTGGTCGAAGATTAGGTACAACAGATGATGGCACAACACTAAGAAGTAATTCACATATTGGTGTAGGTGTTGATTTAGATGATAGTACAAGTGAACACTTTACAGCAAATACTAGAGATGTTACTTTAAAAAGACAATATATAGTAAAACAACAATCTGTACAACAATATGATATATCACACAGAAGTGTTACAGGCCTTAAATATGGTTCAGGTTTAGGACAAAGATTTAGAAGTTTCAACAGACATGCCTTTATGTTTAGTGGTGGTTCGATACCACAGACAGGTGCTGTAGGTAATGATTCTACTGAAAGAAAATATATTCAAGAGATGACAATAGGAGAAATGAGTACCATGCTAAGTAAAGTAGGTGTTCAAGGTACAAAAAATACAAGTATAGATGGAGAGGGTATATTAATTGGTGATTATGAAAATGATTTTTTAAGAACTAATATTGCATTTCCTACAGAAATTAGGATAGACTATAATTAATCTTGTATAAATAATAGTAAGTTTATGAGGATAAAAACATGCCGGCAATTATAACAAACAAATTTCGATTACACAATGCAAGTAACTTTGTGGAATCGTTTTCAGAATCAAGTCCAAATATATATTATTTGGCAATCGGTCGCCCACAAGCATTTGCTACATCAACTGGTGGCGATTCAAGAACACAATTTGAGGGAACAGACGCTTCTCCACTAACACCTGCTGATTCAGTATCAGATGAATTTTATTTCTTTGATGATGTAATCGCAGCTAAAAGAATTACAACTTCAGATATATCAAGAGTAATACCTAGAAGAAATTGGACAACAGGTACAACTTACGATATATACAGACATGATTATGGTCAATATGTCAAGGGGTCATCTTCAACTACTATATCGGCAAATAGTGGTT